GACGCTCTTCCGATCTACAGAACGCATAAACCCGCAGTTGAAACCATTTTAGGTTATGCTTGGAGAAAGGAGTGTGTATGCCTAATCCACCGAAGCCACTTGAGCAGAAGCGTTTGACAGGTAACCCTGGGAAGCGGGCTTTGCCTAAAGAGCAGAACATTGTGCTAATTCCGCAGGTTGAGAACCCTAAACCGTTGCGTCCGTTGGGTGAGATAGGGTCTGCGTTTTGGGATGAGGCTTGGGGTAAGGGTCAGTTGTGGTTGGGTCGCACTGATAAGTGGTTGGTGCAGTTGACGGCTGAAATGTTGGATGAGCGTGAGGTGTTGCGTGAGTCTGTGTTTATGAATGATGGTGAGGATTCTTGGCGTGACCGTAGGCAGTTGCGTGATTTAGAGCGGTCTATTATTTCTAACTTGTCGCTTCTTGCTTGGACTCCTGTTGACCGTAGTCGTTATGGGTTGGCTGAGGTTAAGGCTAAGTCGAAGTTGGCTGAGTTTATGGAGAAGCATGGCAATAGTTGATTTGCCTGATGAACAGTTTGATGTAGTGCTTCTTGACCCACCGTGGTCGTATTACGGTCAGCAAGATAAGTGGGGTGCTGCTGCAAAGTTTTACCCGACTATGCCTGATGAGGAACTGTTGGAGTTCCCTATGGCTGACTTGTTGAACGATAAGGCTGTCGTGTTTATGTGGGTGACTGCGCCTCGCCTTGATTTTGGTATTGATTTGTTGCGGGCTTGGGGACTTCATTATCGTGGTGTCGCTTTTACTTGGGTTAAGACTAAAAAGGATGGGTTGACTCCTATTGGGGCGCAGGGTGTTCGTCCTAGTGTGGTGAAGCCTACGGCTGAGTTTGTGCTTGTTGCCTCTACTGTCGCTAAGGGTAGGCCATTGCGTTTGGCTGATGAGAGTGTTGGTCATATTGTGTTAGCGCCTAGAGGAGAACATTCTCGTAAACCTGATGAGGTGCATCGCCGTATTGAGCGTTTGTATCCTGATGGGTCAAAGTTAGAGTTGTTTGCTAGGCGTGAGATGCCAGGTTGGAAAGTCTGGGGAAATGAAGTCTAATGCTTGGCCACCTGCTTGGTTGACTCCTGTTCCTGAAGCATCTATAAAGTCGGGTAAGGGCGAGTCGGTTATAGATTTTGCTCAGATTTTTGGCATTATCACTAAAGACTCGATTGCGGGCAGTGCAGGCTCACCACTTATTTTGCGTGAGTGGCAAAAAGAACTATTGCGTCACGTTTTCGCTAGAGATGATGATGGTGGGTTGCGTCACCGTATCAACTTGATTGGGATGCCTCGTAAGCAGGGAAAGTCAGCCCTTGCATCTACGCTCGGCGTTTACAGCCTTTTTGCTGCAGGCATTAAGGGTGCAGAGGTTTATTCGTGTGCTGCTGACCGTGACCAGGCTCGTATCGTGTTTGCTGACGCTAAACGCATGGTTGAGGCTTCGCCCGACTTGATGGGCATGGCGAAACTGTATAGGGATGCTATCGAAATTCCTGAAACAAACTCTGTCTATCGTGTGCTGTCTAGCGAGGCTTTTACAAAAGAGGGTCTATCACCGACAGCCGTGATTTTCGATGAGTTGCATGCACAGCCCAATCGTGAACTTTTTGATGTTATGTCACTTGCTCAAGGCGCTAGAGGCTCAATGGCTACCCTCATCGCTATCACTACTGCTGGCGTAAAGACAGACAATACGGGACAAGACTCCATCTGCTATTCCCTGTATCAGTATGGTAAGCGTGTAGCCCGCGGTGAGGTTGATGACCCAACCTTTTTCATGTCATGGTGGGAAGCACCACAAGAAGCAGACCATAGAATCCAAGAAACATGGGAAATCGCTAACCCTGGACTTGGTGACATTTGTGCGCTGTCAGACTTTGAATCATCTGTGCGCCGAACCCCAGAGTCAGAGTTTCGCACTAAACGTTGCAATCAATGGGTTTCCTCACAACAAACATGGCTACCTACAGGTGTTTGGGATGTTTTAGAAAAAGTTGAAGAACTAGACCCTGACGCTGAGTATGTTCTAGGTTTTGACGGCTCATTCAACGGTGACACCACTGTAATCATTGGTTGCAGGATGCCTCGTGATGAAGAAGAAAAACCTCACCTCTTTCTTGTCAAGGCTTGGGAAAAACCGATTGACTCTGACGATTCGTGGCGTGTAGACATTCAAGACGCTGAACAAGCCATTCTTGATTTCTGTCAACGTTACAAAGTTCGTGAAGTTGCGTGTGACCCGTTTCGTTGGCAACGGTCTATGGAAGTATTGCAAGATGCTGGTGTGCCTATTGTGGAGTGGCCGTCAACATCTGCTAAACGTATGGTTGTTGCTTGTGCCAAGTTTTATGATGCTGTCATGGAACAGCGTGTAACGCATGATGGTGACCCGTTACTTGCTCGTCACTTAGATAACGCTGTTATTAAAATAGACAATCTTGGTCCGCGCATTGTGAAAGAAAACCGTTCTAGTTTACGTCGTATTGACGCAGCCGTTGCAGCAGTTATAGCGTATGACCGTTCAGGGTCTAGAATAGAAGAAGCAATAATACCAGGATTCTATATTTAGGTGGTCAGTTGTTAGCAACAATTATTCAAGCAATAGGTATTGCTGTAGTTGCATTGGGTGTAGGTCTAACGTATCCCCCTGCTGGCGTTGTAGTCGCTGGTATTGGCATGATTTTGTTTGGTTTGGCTTTTGAGCGGAGTAAGTAATGCTTGGTAATCTTTTTGGTGAAGAAAGGGCATTATCGTATCAGCAAGTTTTTGCTAACGGCGAGGACTTTACTACGCAAACTGAGGCTGGCGTAACAATCAATGCTGATAGTGCGTTCAAAATTGTTGCTTTCTTCTCAGCCGTGTCACTCTACTCAGACACCATTTCAACGCTTCCTGTTGACTCTTTCATTCGTGTAGATGGTGACCGTAAACCTTATCGCCCACGCCCGACATGGATTGACCAACCAGACGTTGACCTAAGCCGACAAGCACATTATGGTCAAGTTGTTACTTCGCTACTTGTAAACGGCAACTCATACACTCGTGTATTCCGTGACCGTAATGGTGATGTTGTAAACCTTGTAGTCCTTGACCCTCTAAAAGTAAAAGTTGAACGGTCAGCACTTGGTCGTAAAGTTTTCATCGTTGATGGTGAACCAAAGCCACTAACAAGTAAAGAAGTCATCCATATCATTGACTTGGCAGTGCCAGGGTCACTTTATGGCATTAGCCGTATTGACAAACTCAAAGATGCTCTAGGTGTTGCTACTGCTCTACAAAACTTTGCTGCCCGCTTCTTCATGCAAGGTTCAACCACCCAGGGAGTTATAGAGTTTCCAGGCAACCTCATCCCTGAACAGTTGAAAGCAATTCAAGAGGGATTTGATTCACGTCATCGTGGATGGCGCAAATCTCACAAGACAGGTGTTTTATTTGGTGGTGCAACCTATAAGGACACTAGCGTTCCAAATGACCAAGCACAGTTCCTTGAGTCACGCCGATTCGCTGTAGAGGAAATCGCTCGCGCGTTCAACATTCCATTACACATGCTTGGCATTCCTGGCACAAACACTTACGCATCTGTAGAACAAAACAATCTACAGTGGATAAGCCACTCGTTGCGACCTATCTTGGAAAAGATTGAGTGGTCATACTCACAACTACTTGCAGGTAATGCTTTCATTAAGTTCAACTTCAATGCTCTCCTGCGTGGTGACCTGCAATCTCGTGCAACCGCATACAGTATTTTGCTACAGCAAGGTGCAAGCACTATTAACGAAGTTCGTAGACTTGAGGACCTTTCACCTGTTGATGGTGGTGATGTGCCTCGTGTTCCACTAGCAAACGTGAGCCTGTCGGCTGCTAACTTGCAGGAAACTCAGTTGCGTGTAGACATGGCAGACAAACTTGTTAAAGATGGTTTCGACCCTGCTGGTGTTCTAGAAGCACTGTCGTTACCACCGATTGACAACAATGGACAAGCGGGCGCTTAATGGCAATCACTTCAGGAAATGTAACAGTATCTACTACTGCTGTAGCGATTGATACTTCTAGTCCTAATCCATTTCAACTTGTTTTACATAATGAATCTGGAACTAACACTATTACTTTAGGCAATAGTGCGGTTACTGCTGCAAATGGTTTTGGATTACACGCAAATACAACAATTACTTTAAATCTGGCTGCTGGTGACCAACTTTATGCCATAGCCTCATCAGGTTCGCATGATGTTAGTTGGATGAAAATTTCGTAATGCCATACTTTATTACCGACAAGGCAGACGGTTGTTCAGGTTGGGCAACTGTGAAAGCCGATGGCGAAGTTATTGGTTGCCACAAAACTAAGCAAGGTGCTGTAGACCAAATGGTTGCTGTGTCACTTGCTGAGAACATTGAACCTGGTGGTGAGCGTAGCGAGGTTCGTGCAGAAAACTATGCACCACCTAGTTACATGAGGGCTGCTGCTAGACGTGGACTTAAGTATTACGAGGATGGTAAAGGTGGCGCAGGTCTAGTTCCTGCAACTATTCGTGAAGCCCGTGAAATGGCTGCTGGCCGTGTATCAGCAGATAAATGGGTTCGCCTTTCTGCATGGATTGCCCGTCACCTACCAGACCTTGATGCTTCTAAAAATAAAAACGCTACTGACCCTAACTATCCTGGCGCTGGTCTAGTCGCACATCTACTATGGGGTTCAGGGCCAACTAAAACTCAGGCATTGAGAGCAAAACAATTTGCTGATTCAGTTGTTGATAGACTGAAAGCATCAGGTGAAAGAGAAGTAATGATTGAAGAACAACGCGCAAGCCTAGACAGCATCGCTATTGGTGATTGGGTATCTTGGACTCCACTACTTGAGGATGAAGCAGAGTATGGTCAAGTTGTCGAAGTGTTAGGTGTGCAAGCCTTAGTCAAATGTTTCGATGAAGAAGCAAATACATGGTTTGAATCTGACGAAACCTCACTTGTATTGATTGCTGACCTTGACAAAATTCAACCACTCACGAACACGAACATGATTGAAGATGAAATGTCTATGAGCAATCGTTCTAAATGGATTCGTGCAGCATGGGCTATTAAGGCTCGTGTAGAGGGTCTACCTAGCGAGATTCGTTCAGTTAACGGCCATGAGATTCGCACTAACCCATCAGAGTTTGAGATTCGTGACAGCACCGATGGTATGACCATTAGTGGCTATGCTGCCGTTTTCAACAGCGATAGTGAACCGCTACCTTTTATTGAACGTATCGCACCTGGCGCTTTTACTCGTTCACTTAAGGCTCGTAACGAAATCAAGTTGCTTTGGAATCACGATACTGGTGAACCTATGGCCTCTGTTCGTGGTGGAAGCCTAAAACTTTGGGAAGATGCTAAAGGACTTGCATACGAAGCCACTCTTGCTAACACGACTCGTGGTCGTGACGTTGCAGAACTTATCCGCAGTAAAGTTATTGACGCTATGTCTTTCGGTTTTAACGTTATCAAGGACACTTGGGATGAGCGTGGCAACCGCACACTTGAGGCTGTCAGAATTCACGAAATTTCAGTAGTTAGTTACCCCGCATATACTGCTACCTCTGGCACTGTGTCAGTTCGTTCTGCTGACGGTGGCATTGACGCTGAGGCACTTGCTGATGCACTACTCAAGTTAGAATCAGGCGAGGAACTTGAAGAAGCCCACGCAAACCTAATCAAAGATGTTGTATCTAAACTTCAGAAATCTCCAGAAGTTGAGGAAGTATCAGGCAACATTCTAGACTTGAAACAGAAACAACTTGAACTTCTAATGAAAAGAATCTAATGGCTACCAAACAAGAAATCATTGACGCTATTTTGACTACGGCAGGTAACCCTACTGCTGGTCCTATCCAAGAGTGGGTTGAGGCTTTTGCTGATGCCATCATTTCCCTTGACGCGCCCATTACTGAGAAGCGTGTAGTCAAGGCAGAAGAAACTCGCTAACCCCCCTTTCCTAGCGAGTTCACCCCCACAGGTTTTGCCCCTTTTCCTGTGGGGGTTCTTCATTTCTGTTGGCGTGTATAAAACATTATGTAAACTTATTGTTGTAGTTGAGTGTTAGCACCACTACCTCGTCTGTTGAGTGTCAGCACCACAGAGTCATTATTCATTTCTATTTAGGAGATTCATGTCTGAATTTGCAAAATTTCAGTCTGAGGCTCGTGCTAAGGCTTGGGAAGCAGCAAAGGTCATTCTAGACCGTGCAGCAACCGAGAAGCGTGACCTCACTGCTGAAGAAAACGAGTCGTATGCTCGTATTTCGGCTGAACTTGACGAGCGTGCTGCGCTTATTGAGTCGGCAAACAACCTCGCTGCTCGTGAAGAGCGCGCTGCTGAGGCTGCTGCATCGTTCAACCCTGGCGTAACCCGCTCGGCTGACGACAGCGACCTACTTCGTGCTATTGCTATGGGCGAGTCCCGTGGACACGAGTTCATGTCTGAGAAGCGAACCATCGTTTCAAGCGACAACACTGTTCCAAAGTCGTTCTACAACCAGGTATTCCAGATTGCCCGCCTTGCTGGTCCAATGCTGGATGTTGCCGATGTTATCAACACCACCACTGGTGAGAACCTAACCATCCCAACCCTGACTGCACGTTCGACTGCAAGCATCAAGGGACAGGGAACTGCAATCTCGGAATCCGAGCCAACGTTCTCGTCTATCACTCTTGGTGCGTTCAAGTATTCGTTCCTCGTTCCTGTAGCCAACGAACTGCTTAACGATGCAGGTTTCGACCTTTCATCGCTAATCGCAGAACAGGCTGGTAACGCAATTGGTTTCGCCGTCAACACTGGCCTAACCTCTGGTACTGGAACTGCAGAACCAAACGGTATCCTTACCGCTGCATCGTCTGCCGTCACTGGTGGAACTGGTGTTTCTGGTGTGCCAACCTACGAAAACCTCGTTGACTTGGTATATGCTCTTGACGGTCAGGCTCGTCTACTTCCAGGTGTGGGCTTCCTCACTGGCAAGTCGGCTATCGCTGCTATCCGCAAAATCAAGGATGGTGCAGGTAACTACATCTTCACCCCAGCCACCGCTGGTCAGCCAGACCAGATTCTCGGCTACCGTTTGATTGAAAACCCTGCTATGCCTGCAACTGCTGTCGGTGCAAAGTCGGTTCTATTCGGACACCTACCGTCATACAAGGTTCGCACCGCTGGTGGTATCAAGGTTGCACAGTCAACTGACTATGCGTTCGACAAGGACCTAACCACTTTCCGTGTCACCATGCGTGTTGACGGAAACCTAACCCACACCTCACACGCTGTTTGGTTCAAGGGTGGCGCAAGTTAATCACTTGCTCTAGACTGGACACCCCCGAAGTGCGTAGGCTTCGGGGGTGTTCTTTTGCTATGATGGTTTTACTACGAAAGGTAATAAATGGGTAAGAAAAAGGTTGTTTCTGTTTGGTCTAATAGTCCGTATCAGCCAACAGGTTATGGAGTGCAAGCGGGCCATTTAGTTGACTATCTGAAGCGTGATGGCTACGAAGTTGCTGCTTTATCTAACTATGGTCTTGAGGGTAATAACTCAACATTGCAAACCCCGTATGGTGAGATTCCTCATTATGCTCGTGGCATGGAAGCCTACTCTAACGATGTAGCACCAATGCATCATTCTCACTGGTTGCAGCAACATCCTGGGGCTAAAGACCTATTTATCACCCTGTATGACGTTTGGGTTCTTAAAGGTTCTGCGTGGGACAAGATGAACAACATAGCATCATGGACACCGTTAGACCATGTGACTATGCCACCAATGGTTGAGAAATGGTTACGGAAACCTAATGTCACACCGATAGCCATGTCACCTTTTGGTCAGAAACAAATGATGGACAAAGGCATTGAGTGTCTATACATTCCTCACGCTGTTGACACTAAAGTTATGAAGCCAACTTATGAAATCAACGGCACTCCTACTCGTGAGTATTTAGGTTTCGATAAGGATGACTTTGTTGTTGGCATAGTTGCTGCAAATAAAGCGTCAGGCATGGTTCACCGTAAAGCGTTTTCAGAGAATCTTGTAGCGTTTAGTATTTTTCTAAAGTCGCACCCTGATGCCAAGTTATATCTTCACACTGACCCTTTAGGTTCGGCTGGTGGATGGAATTTGTTGACACTTTGTGAGGCTGTAGGTATTCCTGATTCGGCTGTGCGTTTTCCTAACCTTGTTGATTACAAATACGGCATTGAACCTAAAGTGCTGGCAGCATTTATGACTACTATGGATGTTTTGCTTGCACCGTCTTATGGTGAGGGATTTGGTGTGCCACAGATGGAAGCCCAGGCAGTCGGAACTCGTGTTATCGGTTCTGGGTGGGCTGCATCACCTGAATTGTTGTCTGATGATTCACTTCTTGTTACTGGTCAGTTGACTTGGGATTCAGGTCAGAACGCTTGGTGGATGATTCCTAACGTGCCATCTATTGTTGAGGCTCTTGAGGTTGCCTACCAGAAGCCTCGTGGCTTATCTCAGGAAAGCATTGACTTTGCTAAAGATTTTGATGTTGACGTTGTTTGGGATAAGTATTGGATTCCAGCATTAAAGAAACTATTTGCATGATTCCTGTAATCGGTTTTGCAACATTGAAACGCTTTGACCTTGCAGACCGTTTAGTAAAATCTATTGATTATCCTGTTGAACATTTAGTTATTGTTGACAACTCTGGCACAGGCACATACTTGCCACCTGAGAATGACTTTGTAAAACATGTTTGGGTGTTGCCTATACCTTTTGGTTTAGGGCTTGTTGGTGCATGGAATCTTATTATCAAGTCAACTCCATACGCACCGTATTGGGTGTGCGTGAATGATGATGCTTGGTTTGAGCCTGGCTCGTTACAAAAGATTTATGAAAACGTTGACTCGTCAACTATGAACTTTCCCTCTATCATTCCTAACTGGAGTTGCGCCATTTTTGGTGAGGGCATAGTTGACAAGGTTGGGTTGTATGATGAACGTTTCTATCCACTTTATTTCGATGATGATGACATGACTAGACGCATCGAATATCATGGTTTTAAAGTCAACTGGATTGACGCTAAAGTTAATCACGATAACAGTTCAACACTAAACTCTGGCTTTCAGGATGCAAATGGTAGAACTTTTGGTAAGAATCAAAGCCTGCTTGCTGAAAAAGTTGCAAGTGAAGACTTCTCTGAGGGTAACTGGAGTTTGCAAGTGCGTAGGGATAACCGTTGGGACTAAAAGTTTATACGGGTGGAACTTTCGACCTATTTCACTCAGGCCATGTGGCGTTTCTGAAGCGTTGTGCAGAGATAGGCTCTGTGACTGTTTCGTTGAACACTGACGAGTTTATTGCAACCTATAAAGGTAACCCGCCTGTAATGTCTTATACAGAACGTGAGGCAGTGTTACTTGCTTGTCGTTACGTTGATGCTGTTGTTCCTAATGCTGGTGGAGAAGATTCTAAGATTGCTATTCAGCAAGTAAAACCTGATTTAGTTATTATTGGTTCTGACTGGGCTAGACGTGATTATTACAAGCAGATGCAGTTTGACCAAGACTGGCTTGACAAGCACAAGATTGGTTTATGTTACATTCCATACACTGATGGTATTAGCACGACAGACTTGAAGAAGCGTATCACTTGGCGAGTAAAATAGGTTTGGTAAGGAGTTTCTGTGGCAATTACTAATGGTTATGCAACTTTGGCTGAGGTCAAGGCTGCGTTACGCATCCCATCCGCTGATACTGTTGACGATTCACTTATTGAAATGGCTGCAGAGTCAGCCTCTCGTGCTATTGACACCTATACTGGTCGTTACTTTTACAATGCTGGCACTGCTGCTCGTGTATTTGTTGCAGATAGCAGTTTTTATGCAGTCATTGATGACGCTATAACTATCACTGAGGTTGCTACGGCTGATGATTTAGATGCAAACTTTAGCACTGTCTGGGATTCTAACGACTATCAAAAAGAGCCTTTGAACGGTGTATCTGGTGGTATCACAGGATGGCCTACAACGGCTCTACGGGCTATTGACGATAAAGTGTTCCCAACGTCAGGCACGTTCGGTTGGAAAGGCCAAGAGGCTTGCATAAGAGTCACTGGCACTTGGGGTTGGTCTGCTGTGCCTATGGCTATCAAAAAGGCTACAATTTATCAGGCTGCTCGCTTCTTTAAACGTGACGAGTCACCTCTAGGTGTAGTGTCATCACCAGACCTGGGCTTTATTCGTGTTGGCACTAAAGTTGACCCTGACGTTGCTATGCTTATTGACCCTTACCGCACTATGAGGCAGTATTACTGATGGCAACCCTTTCAGAGATTCGTGAGGGTATCGCTACTAACCTTGCCACTATCAGTGGTTTAAGGACAGCGAACTACATTCCTGCGCTAGTAAACCCACCTGTGGCTATTGTGTCACCTGATGGTATTGAATACCATAAATCGTTTGCTAATGGCATAAACACTTACAACTTCACTGTCACAGTGATTGTTGGTCAGGCTGATTCTCGCACTGCTCAATCATTGATTGACGCATACTGTTCGCCATCTGGTGCATCAAGTATCAGAGTTGCGATAGAATCAAATAAGACGCTTTCAGGAAAAGTATTTGACCTGATAGTATCTGATATGAGAAACTACGGCTCAACCACCATTGGAGAAACAACCTACTTGGCAGCAGAATTTAGTTGTGCTGTTCAATCTAACTAAGGAGTCAAATTGGCAGTTTATGTAGCCACAGACCACAAAATCACTGTGAACGGCACGAACCTTTCTGCTGTTCTACAGAGTGTAAGCCTTGACCTTTCGTCTGACGAACTTGAAACCACTGCTTTCGGTGGCGGATGGCGCACCCGTGTTGCTGGTCTGAAGTCGGGTTCTGTAACCCTAAACTTCTTCCAGGACTTCGGTGCTGCGATGGTTGATGCAACACTACAACCACTATTCAACGCTGGCTCATACGCTACTGTTGTAATCACCCCAACTAGCACTGCAACTTCGGCAACTAACCCTGCCTACACTGCTGTATGCTTGGTTTCACAGTATCAGCCGTTCTCGGCTTCTGTTGGTGACATCGCTACCCTTTCGGTAACGTGGATGACCAGCGGAACTGTATCAAGAGCAACCGCTTAATCTAAGGACAAAAATTGAAAATCAACCTACGCATAGAGTTCGTCAATGGTGAGAGCAAAGAGATTTCCTGCTCTGCTGCTGACCTTGTAAAGTTCGAAACCACTTATGATATTTCTATCACTGTGTTGGAGAAGAACCTAAAGTTTACTCACTTGTGTTTCCTAGCGTGGACTGCTGAAGTTCGCACTAAGGGAACTGCTCTAGATTTTGATTCTTGGATGGAAACTATTTCATCTGTTGGGGCGAGTGACAAAGACCCAAAATAACTGGGTTGGGCGATGAATCTGCTCATTGGTATATCGCCTCTATCGCTTGTGAAACAGGTATTAGTCCTCGTGAATTGATGCAACTAGATGCTCGCATGTTGTGGACTTTAGGCCGTTACTTGGTCTATAAGAATCAGAAGCAATCTCGTTAGAAGAAGTCCCTTTCGGGGGGCTTCTTTTATTTTGGGTAGAATAGGGTGAGGTGATGTTATGGCTTGGTTAGTTGCTTTTGGGCGTGTGGCTGCTCGTGGCGCTATTATGCGTGCGCTTGTTCCTAATGGTAACAAACCACCTAAGCCTGTAGGTTATTTGGCTTTCACTGACTATAAAGATTTGATTGCTGAGTTACGCAAAATTGACCCTAAGTATGCTTCTCAGTTGAAACGTGATTTTAAAAAGATTGCTGGCCCTGTAAGAACTGCTGTTTCTCAAGCCATTCCTAAATCGCATCCTACGTCTGGTATTCACATTCATGGTTCTAGGAGTGTGTCAGGTTTTGCACCTGTTGTTGTGCCTGGTCGTTTGACTTGGGGCGCAAATACACAGAATGGCAACATCAAACCTCAACATACTGTTATTCGTTTAACTAAGCAAAAGTCGTTCAAAAAGTTGGCTCAGTATGGGCAAATGTCTATTGTCAAAGTTGAAGTTGATAATGCTGCTGTTGTTATGGCTGACATGGCTGGTAAGAGCAAGAAGTGGATTAATAAAAAGGCTGTTACTAGACCTTACCGTTATGGTGGCGGTGGCACTCAAACAGGCAAGTATGGCAGCAAAGCACAACTTATTGTTATGCGTCAACACCGAATTAATGGTCAAGGCATTGGCATGATTAAGGCTTTGAATCGTGGTCAAGGCGTGAAACAGTCTGAGGCTTCTCGCTGGATTTGGCCTACTGCTATACAAAAGTTACCTGATGTGCAAAATCGCATTGCTGACACTATTAGAGCAGCAAACAGAATCATCAATGAGAGGATGAAAACCCGCTAATGGCTGGAAAAATCATTGTTCCTATCCTTTCAGCGTTTAGCGCTAAGGGTGTTAATGAGGCTAAGGCTTCTCTTGGTGCGCTTAAGGGTGCGCTTGGTGACATAGGTAAAAGTATTGCTGGTGGTGTTGCTGGTGGCAGCCTTGCTATGGGTGCGGGCGATTTCATGGATACGGCCATTAATCAGGCTCGTGACTTGCAACGTAACATGGCTGCTGTTAATCAAGTTTTTGGTGATTTTGCAAGCACTCAAAAAGCGTTTATTAAAAACTCTGCATCTATGGGTTTGGCATCTTCTGATGCTGCTAAGGCTTCTGTATTCGTAGGTTCTGTTCTTAAGCAGTCTGGCTTCACTATGGATGAAGTTTCTGGTCAGACTGAAAAACTTGTTGGTTTGGCTGCTGACTTGGCTATTACTTACGGTTATGACGTTTCTGAAGCGTTGAGTGGTATGACTGCTTTGTTCCGTGGTGAGTATGACCCGATTGAAAAATTCGGTGTTGCCATGAAACAGGCTGAAGTTAACGCTATTTTGACTGAGCGTGGGTTAAATAAACTTACTGGTCAAGAGAAACTTCATGCACAGCAAGTTATTCGTATGGAATTGTTGTATGCTCGCGCTTCTGACGCTATGGGCGCGTTTAGGCGTCAGGGCGATAATCTTTTTGCTCAACAAAGTATTCTGACTGCTGGTTTCAATAACATGGCTGGTGCTTTAGGTGAACCTCTACTTGCACCTTTGGCTCACATGGCACAAATGTTTAGTGGCACTCTAGGTGACATTCAGGCTGGTTGGATGCCCGCCTTTGAACAGATTGGTGCAATTATTGAGGCTACTGCCCCTATAGTAAAAATCTTGGGCGAAGTATTTGCTGAACTTGGAACAGTGTTTTCTATCATTTTTCAAATTATTGCGGATGCAATAGATGGCGTTATGCCAATTTTCTTAGGTATTTGGGCTGCGTTAAAACCTATTATTAAAGCAGTTAACACTGTTTTGAGTGTTCTTGGAACGATTGTCAAAGCAATTATGATTCCGATAAAACTTATTGGCTTAGTTATTGGTATTATGCTAAAAGTTTTGGGTCAATTCTTTGATTGGCTTCTTGGTGGAGTAATGGGTGCTGCTCTTGGTGGCATCGGTGACGCTTTTGGTGTAATGAATGGTGACCTTGACACCATGAATAAAACACTTGATGACATTATTGCTAACGTTTTTGAACTAAAAAAGGCTAATCCTGTTGATGAAACAAGCAGATTCCTTAATCGTTATCTTTATGTTCCTGTCAAAAAAGGTCCAGCCGAATTAACTGATGAACAAAAAGCGTTCATTGAGTCTATGAAAAAGTTTAAAACAGAACTTAGAGATGTGCTTAAGGGTGCTTTGCCTGGTGCTTTGGCTACTCGTGAACTGGGTGATTTTGAAAAGTCTGTTGTTGATGCTTTTAAGAGCATTTTTACTAAAATTAATGATGCTTTTGCTGGTGGATTAATGAACCCAACAGCCAGAACTGCCATGATTAAGTATGGTCAGGCAGTGCAAAAACAGTTGCAATCAATTGGTAGCGAACGTGACAAGTTGGCTAACAGGCTTGATTTAGGCAAAGCCCTTATTGAAAATACTAAAAAGTCTGTTCAAGATTTTGCTAGTTTGTCTAACATTATGTCGGCTGTTGGTGATACTATCACTAAGTCTGTTTCATTTATGGTTGGCAAGTTTAAAGTAA